CTGTGGCAGTGCTTGCGTCTATCTGGTTGCCATCGCGGTCAACGATATAAGTTGCAACAGTCATAATTATCCCCTATGCGGCTATTTTCTCAGTGGTTAAATCGTCTTTAATTTTCCAAGCATTACGCCATTCGCGGGTGCTTGGCAATTGATCCTTGTGGCATATTACCATTTTCGGCTTGTTACCGCTATCCCAAGTCTGCCAGATGTGCCGTGGCAAATCCTTCATTATCAAATATTCTATGCACTGTTCCATCGTGCCAGCTTCGATTGGCTGTGTTTCGTGCAGCAAATAACCGCGTGTGTGCCGCTTAAAATCTGGCTTGGCCTCATCATCTGCTAATGCCCAATAAACCTCGATTGGCGGCAATATACCGCCCTGCAAATAAGCGGCGCAAAAGTTCGGGTCTGGAATAAGCACCCTAGCGCACCCATCAACACTATCTTCATAAACCACCCGATAATCAGATTGCACCGGCTCCAGCCGTTCTTTAGCCCAGCATAAGCGGTCAAACAGGTGTGTGCCTTGAAACTCTGGTGTCTGCATTAGGCAAGATCCCCGTGAACTGTTGCTGTGCTTAAAGCCCAATCTCTAGCAAGAGAGGATGAGTTATTGCACAGTATTATAAAGTTTGATGTCGTAAATGCTACAACGTGCGTATGTTGTGAATTGCGTTCAACAATATTAGTGCTATGTCCGGAAGAAACAGCACAGTAATTGGCATTCCCCATATTACTCGTAAATCCTAATGTATAATTTCCAGTGCCATTATCTAAAGTCACGCTTAGATTTAATGAATCTCTAGTATAATCTGCGGTGTCGCTTGCCGTTGAATCTCCCTGAAAGTTTATCCACGCCTTCGCACTACCCTCAATAACGTATTGAGTTGATACGCTTCCAGCGGTGCTGTGTTCAATCTGGTCTGCTATGATTTTTCCAGCCATTATGCCAAACTCCCGCAAACAATTACTGTAGCCCTGTCATATTCTCCGCCAGTTGCAGTTGCACCGTTAACGTGACTAGACGCTCTACAGCTTTCAAATTTCATTGTTGATGTTGTGATTGAAGCCGATGATGACACAGGGTTATAATCCCCCGAAATGCCAAACAATCCACCACCCCTAGAACTGCCATTTTCTACTATTGGCGTAGTTGAAGGGAAGTAAAGCGCATCAGTGTGATTATTGATATGGGTGGTTGTGAAAATTGATGTTGAATCGTCAGAGACGCTAGAAATGTTGAGCGAATCTGTAACAGTGTCAGTGATTTGATTGTAATTCAAAAGACCTTTCGTCAAACCCAGTTCTAAAGACTGCGTGGCAGTAGCACCTACAGTCACGGTGATATCGTTGGCGGTGGTCTTGCCGGTGAGTGTGTCTACTTTAATTTCGCTCACGCTAAGTCTCCCCACCAGCCGACACTGTTAAAATCTCTATTGTCATCTGTAGTCGTGCTACTAACTTGCACCAGTATAGGCATACTGCTTGTTGTTGCTGCGGCGGCAGAATTATCACGATTTATAGTTGCACAATTCAGATTATCGCTATCTGTGGCTCCACCTGTCAAATGACAGTAATCAACCGCATCAAAGCTGCTTGTAAAGCTTACAGTTGACATACCATTTGCCCCATCAACCAAAGATCCGATATTCAGTGTTCTAACGCTTGTCGCAGTTCCACTCAATTGATTGAACAAAAGCAACGCCTTTGCCGCACTCTGCTTAGTCAGCGTGACAGGACTTGTGCCATCTGATCCAACGACTGTATCAACTTTTAAAGTTCCCATTATGCCACTACCAAATTGCCGTTGACTGTCAGCGTTACGCCGGTCGCCACTGTTAAACTAAAAAACGCGCCAGCATTATCGCCAGCCGCAATCGTCACATCTGTGTCTAATTGCTGTTCGTGAACGCGGAAAATGTCGCCCTTGCCGTTTGTTGTGTCGCCGGTCGCACCATTTTCCCCTTGAAAATAACCAGCACCAGCCCCACCACCACCACCACCGGTCGATGGGCTTGCCGTATCAGCAACTTGATCTACATCAAATAGATCAATCCACGCATCATCATTTGCGTTGCGCTGCTTTAGTTTGTTCGCAGTCGTATCATACCAAAGCTGATAAGCATATGTCGTGCTTGGCGCAGATGCTCCGCTGTTTTGCGTTACCGCTGCCGCAAGCGCGTTATTTATATCTGTGCGCGTTGCTGGAAACGTCTGATTTGCAATTACATAATCGTGCTGTGCCATTTAAAACCCCGTTGCAACATAATCAAACAACCGATCCACGGCCACATCGCTGCTGTTATAAAACGTGATCGTAAAACCCGTTGCTGATTTACTTGTTATACCATAATAGTCGCCAGATTGCATATCCCCAACAGAAATCGACACTGCCAACAGTGTTTTAAATGGCGTTGTGAACGCAATCACCTTTGCCCCCGCACCGCTTTGAATGTCGTTGTCGCTTTCTGTTCTGGTCGGCAATTTGATTTCTGCGGTTAGTTCTTCAATCGCTGGCGTTTCAAAGCTGTCAGTGGTTTCCAATTCAGCGCGAAACCTGAACCCGCGTGCAGTATATGACCCAACCACAAATGGCCGGTAAGCCGTCCAAGTTGGCGTGCCAGACGGATCGTCTTGCGTGCTGCTAACGTATAGATCAACGTCAGTGGTTGCAGATGCCGGTGTGCCGGTATGCTGTGAAAGCTGCGCCAGCTTCATCGTTGCGCTGGCTTGCCCAGTGTAAACTGCACCAAGATCAATGCTGTTGGCAAAATCATATGTGCCACTAGCTGCAACCGCACCGCCACCGCCATCAAATAGGCCAACCGCATCGTCAAAATTACCGGAAACGCTGTCAAATGATACACTAGTGTCTAGCTGCAATTTGTCATCAATGACAATCACATTTGTTTTTGATCCAGAAAAAGCGGTGTGTTCTGAAACGCTGTCAGCAAAATTAAAGCCTTGAATACTGGAAACCAACGCAACGCTGCTATTTTCGTTCTGCGATACCTTGCCAAACTTATCGACCGCCTTAATCGAATATGTGCCGGTCAAAGCTGGCACTGTGATGGTATTCGCTGGACGCGCAATCTTTTTGACCAACGTGCGGCTATTGTTGAATGTTGCACCAGTGGTCAGCGGTGAATGCCGGATAATATAATGCGACAGGTCGCCATCTGGGATGGCCGTCCATTTTAGATCGGCTTGCTGGCCGACAATATTGACTGTAAAACCCGTAACGTCAGACGGGTCAACGGCAGAACCAGTTATTGTGTGCGTGTTTTCTACAAAATCTGACTGAACACCAAGTCGGCTTATTGATCTGGCACGCACATCATAAACTGAACCAGCTTGCACATTTACAAGCGTAAATTTCGTTCCATAGCCAATGCCTAGTGATGTGTAATCGGTGTCGGTTGATAGCTTTGCTTCAACCTCAAATTGTTCGTGGAACGCCGAAGTTGCTGTCACATTAGCAATCAGAACAGAAATTGCTTGCTGGTTATAGCTTTGCAAGTCATCTGAAATGGCAAGGGTCGGGGCAGTTATGTCAAATACATCAGGCAAATTTGTGTTGTCTAATGTAAAAGCCTTTTCATCTGCATCCCAATCGTAAACCGCGCTGTTTGTTTCGCGCATCAAAAGACTGACATTCATAACCGGTTGGCCGCCAGAATCTGACCCGATGCTTGATGTCCATTCCGAAACTTCAAAAATCTTCGATGAAAAGCCAAGTTTGTCATTATTGATTTGAACAGTGTCACCAACTGACAAATCAAACGCTTTCATCGAGCAATTCATTTGCATAGTGATTTGCTGGCGGTTTCGGAAAAGCGCAATTTTTGCAATCCTTTGCGCCATTGGTGATGACGTTGTATATGGCAAATCATAGTCTAGAAATCTGCGAATGCCGCCATCTTCAGTTTCAAAAGTGCTGCTTGTCAAAGCTGGGTAGTCGGTCGGAATATAGTTTGTTTCCGGCGGTGAAAAAACGCCCTTAACCGCGTTATAATTGTCGCGCTTGCTGCGTTTCGTTTGCAAAGATATTTCGCTGATTATGTCATTTTCATCTAGCGTAATCGTTGGTGCAGTATAATCAGCCGCTTTCAAGTTAAATTTGCCGTTTACATATGAAATTACCCCGCCGCAGCTTGTGACCATTTCTTGCAAAATGCGCTTTGGTGCGTTGCCAGTGGTGAACGTGCCGTGGATTTCATAACGGCTTTCAGAACCACCGCTATCAAGTGTAACGGTTTCATCGCAAATATTTGCCGCAGCGGCAAACTTAACATCGTCTATTTCCGAAGCCGAAGCCGCAAAACCATATGTTGCATTTGTCAAATAATCGCGAATTGCCAAGGCGGGATTGGCTGAATAAGCAGTCGTGGTTGTGCGTGGGTCGTACAGTTTTTTTCCCCGCACTTTTGCGCTGAAATTCGGGATTCCGGCTGGAAATATTTTGTTATCAAATATCAATCTGACATATATATATGCAATGCCTTGCAACCGGTGATCGTTTGTCCAAACCGCGCTTTCAGAAACCAAATCAGAATCTGCTGCTTGCGTGGATGATCCTTCGTGCATCTTGATCCGCACTTTGCCAGCATATTTTGATGGGCTTGTTACTTCGCCATCAACATCCAATGTCAAAGCTTCATCATTTAAATAAACAGTTTGAAAGCTGTCGATTTCGTGTGATGCCACCAAAATAAGCAGATGCAATCTTTTGTCGTTGTCAGTGCTTTCGATATGGCCTAAAACACCAGAAATCCTTGTTTCCCCGTAAACAAAACGCCGTGGCACAATAGGTTGCTTCACCATTTGCGTGCGATTCTGACCTTCGCTGGTGTAGCTGCTATAATCGGGCGGGTCTTGCCTTGCCGCAAGCGCGTTTTGCGCTCCAGCCGAAGCAATCGTGGTCGCAGCCATTACATAGTTGCCGCTTAAAGCATAAATGGTTGCGGTGATTAAGGTGGCGGGGTCTCTTACTGCCTTTTCAACGCCTTCAATAAATTCGGAAAGCCAACTCATTTATTTACCGCCCCAAATCACTGTTTTGTCTTGCAAGTCAGCAATAAACTCCAACCCCCTGTCATTGGGATAATCAATTTTTTGATCTTCGCTGGTATATCTGCGCGTTCTGGCAATCTCCAAATCAATCAATCTGCTTTCGCCAGTGACCACAACGCTTGCTGTTTCACCAGATTGTTGAATGCTCATTTGATCCATCTGCCCTTTGAAAAGAACATATGGGCTATCGTTTACTGCGCCGCTATCATCAAGCGTTCCAAAATAAACTGTGATGTCTCTGCCTTGATAGCTTTCATTTAAAGCTGAAGATATAATTGACGATGGCAACCCAGACAAAACTACAGAAATCCCTGTCGCTCTGATTTCGCTGGTTTCATCAAACCCACTAATTGAAAGCATTTCGCCGCCGCCACTGTAGCTGGAACCGCCAAAACTTATTGTTCCAAAGCCAGTCCATAGCCGCAAGTTGCCGCCATCAAACGCCATATGAACAGCAAAAAACGGCTGAAATGCCGCTGCGTTTAAAGAGTTTTCAAAATCTGTACCTAGTGATCTGGTCATAGTACCTCAGACGCGCCAAATGCCATTGAATAAAAACCCGCGTTGTTGATCTGCCAATCTGTTGCTGACGTTGTTAATCTAAAAACGCCCTTTGCATTTGAAACCACAACAGCCGCGTCATCTGCCGGTGATGAACGCAAGTCCGGCCAAATGGTCAAAGTTGCTTCGCCAGATGAATTGGTGTCAACATCGTCTAAAACCTTGTGCAAATTTGCGGTTGAACCGCTGCCAAGCTGGATATAATCACCCGCCTTCAAATAGCCCGTAGCGGATGCCGGAAGCCCGTCTATCGTCAATTCGTTACCAGTCTGGCTTGCCCCATTAACAACCGGTGTGCCAGCCGCAGTAGCGGCTGATCCTTGCGGCGTTGCTGCGTTTGGATCGCCAAGCAAAAAACTGCCATAAACGCCATATAGTTTCATAAAAAACGCAATCCAAATTTCAGCATCATCACGTTTCATTGGCGGCAACGAAACATCAGCTTCCCAGCGTGCGCCTTGAAACTTTTGCACTTGCTGGGCAAATGTAAATGGTGATGCAGTAACGCCGATCACGTTTCTGGCGATAATATTAACAGCAACGATGCCGGTGTGCGTGGGGAATGTCAGTGGATAGGTGATAGCCATTATTAACCCCCAAATACACTGGCGAACGAACCGCCGCGCCGCTTTGCATCTATAACGGCTGCCTTTGCCGCTTGATTTATTTGTGGCAACATATTCATCACTTCAGCGCGTACAGTCTGCGAAACGCCAGTTGAAAGATTGATTGTCTGGTTGACAGTAACCGAACCACCGCCGCCGTTTGGCACAATGGTTCCAGAAACCCCATCCGGCACAAATAGTTCTGCGCCTCTTTCGCCCACGACCGAAACTTTATTGCGCGGCGGTCTGCCACCGTTAGCAAAGAACCCGCCAAATGCCCTGCCAATAGATGCAAACACATTTCCACCTTCAGCCCCGCCCATTCCAGCAGCAATTTGACCAGTTATGTGCTTTTGAATCGCAATCCTTGTCAGGTCAGCAACGATTGAACTTGCCATTGCCCGAAACGCATCCTTTGCACTAGCTGTTCCGGTGGTAATACCAACTAGGGCATCTTCAAGCGACCTAATCCCGCGCACCGCCGCGCTTTCCATATTCTTTTGCACATTTTTTGCCGCGTCAGCTAAATCCATCAACTGCTTTCGGTAAACAGGCGCATCTTCAGAACCCTTTTTCATTTGATCGTTTGTTTGTTTTAATGAACTCAACAGTCGATCAAAAACGGAACTTGTGTTGAGTGTCACTTTACCTATTTCGGTAAAATCCTCTGTTACACGCTTAGACTGTTCTGACATTCTTTGCAATAAACCGACCAAGTTTTTGATCGGAATGTTTACGCTTTCATTTTTCTCGCCAATTTTTTCTAATTCTTCTCCTAAACGCGAAAATGTTTCAGCGTTGTGATTTGCTTCATCAGCCAATGGTCGCAACGCTGCTTTGATTGCAAGCATACCGGCGGCAAAATCAGCCGAAAGTTTCTTGCTTGACCAGAATTCAAACTTTTTATTAAACGCATCCATTGATTTAGCAAATTCTGTCTTGCTAATAGAAAAGCCAAACGATTTTTTAAAATCGTGAACAGTTCTCCTTGCGGCGTTTATTTGCGTGATTATTGTATTAACAAACTCGATGATTGCTTGTGACGCATTTTTCGCGCCAATTATAATTGCTTCGGCTAACTGCCGACCAAAAACAGCCGTATCGTCACCAGCACCTTTTAATTTTCCGCTAATTTCTTCAGTTAGGATTTTGGCAAGTTCACCAAGTGCCGGTGACAGCGCAGCCGTGACAGTATCGGCAACGCCTTTGAATAAAGTGCCAAGCCTTGTGAATTGATCGTTTGCTTTTTCAACACCGCGAACGGCTGAGCCAGATAGGATAAACCCAAGACTTTCAGCATCGCTGAACATATTTTGCAGGGCTGCGCTGCCGCCTTCCAGCGTGTTTATAAAAGCCACGCCCTCACTATCGAACAACTTGAATGCAAGCCGCACTTTATCACCGCTGGCTTGCACATCATCAAATGCGTCTGCCAGCTTTAGCATTTGCTCATCAAGTGATAGTTTAGTCAGTTCTTTGGCGTTCAAGCCAAGTTCTTTTAGCGCATCTTTAGCTTCGCCTGTATTGTTAGCCGCCTCTGACAGTCGCCGCGTAAACCGCTGCACCGCCATATCCACTGTGCGCGTTTCAACGCCAGCCAGATTTGCCGCAAATCGCAGCTTTTGCAGTGCTTGAGTTGTTACCCCCAACTTTGTAGCTGTCTTGCCCAGCGTGTCAATGCTTTGCATAGATGATTTGACCAGCAAGCCAAGACCAGCGGCACCAGCAACGGCAGTCAGACCGACCTTGAAGTTAAATAATGCTTTGCGAACAAGCCCTAGTGATTGGTTTAACTTGCGGAACGTGCCGCGTGTAAGGTCTTTCGCGGTGATGGTAAAATTAAGATTTTGATTTGCCATCTTCGATCACCTTGAAATATGCGAACCATTCATTCAGTTCTGTCAGCGTCAATTCTTCAATTTCGGCTTGTGTTTTGTGAAGGCGATCCGCCAAGGCCAGCATATTCAGCCTTAACGGGTCGCCCTTTAGTTTTTTTCCGCATCCCCAACGCTTTCAACATCGCCAAACATCTGCCCAGCAATATCAGCAATCAAGGCCACGCTATCACCCATCAGGTGCATCTTATCTTCTAACGTAAACATCCGCTTGCCATCAGCATCTTCAGCTTTGGTAATAATCAAATCAACCATTCCGCTGATCGTCATATTGTTCAGAAAGTCTTTGTGCTTTCTTTGCAGCTTGTCAATGTCTCCGGCGGTAATGGCTCCAGAATAAATAACCAATGGCTGACCATCTTCGCCCCACTCATCAACTTTAATGACCTTTCGGTCGCGGTTACGCCTTGCGGCGATCTGTTCTCCCAAGCCCATTATTTACCCCTTAAACGGTTGTTTCAGTTAGTCCACCAGTGCCTTGAAAGCTATAGGTGGCGGTGTTGATGCCATCAGATGTTACACCAAGTGAAAAGCTAGTGACAATCGCTGAACCTGTCAGCTTGTGATCGCCAGATGTGTTGCCTTCCATTTGCAAGTTCAAAGTGATGCTATCACCAGCGCGGCAGTTTGTTTGCGCTGTGTCAGTATCGTCAAAATAGGTTTCAACAGTACCGGTGAAATCCTTGAATGATGCTTGATATGTTTTGGCTGTGTCGCCCATCACTGTATCTTCAATTGTGTCAGCGGTTTCATCTAATGAAAAGCTGATCACTTCAGCCATTACGTCAGTGCCGATTAGGACTGACCCATCGTTTCCTTTAAAAGTCGCCATTGGTTAATCTCCTAAACGGCAGTTTCAACGTCATTTTCTTTGGTGCGATATTGCACCGATATTGTGAACCGACCAACGGCAACCGGCTGTTCGCCATCGCCACTATAGTCAGCCTCAAACGCGACAACCTGTGCATCTTTTGCCAGATTGTTCAGCGTCACATCAGCGGCAATGGCTTCTTCAACCTCAACCGCAATTCCATCCAGCGCATTATCATAATTCGCTGTGCCAATAACATATGCCTCAACGGCAACGTCCAAAACCCTATTCACAGAACGCGCCAGCGTGATTGTATCAAATTCGGTGGCTTCGCTCTTGGTAAAAATACACAATGCCGGAAGCTTTGTTTGTTCCAGCGGAAAAATACGGCTGCGAAATACGTTGCTGCCGGTAGTGGTCAATCCCGTTAGTGCGGTCACGATCTGATCGCGTATTTGCTGCCGAACGTGCGCCATTATTGTTTCTCCAAAACCAGCGTGGTCATACCAGTGCCGTCATCTTGAACAATCCGCATCGTATAGGCCACCGCATTGATCGTGATAGTGTCGCCTTCAGCGGCGGTTGAAACGTCTGCGGTGCGGCAAACAAAGCGTGGCTGTTGTAATGCAAAGCCAACGCCCCCACCAGCGTCAACTTCAACGAAATCGTTGTCAAATATGCCGTTGATAGTGCCGCCCGAATAGGTCGCTGCAACCCCAAAATCGTCAACGCCAATGAAGATGGCGCGGTCATCTGCGGTTTCGACTGCCATTAGTCGGCATCCACTTCAGCGGCTTTTGCCTTTTTAGCTTTCCACAATTTCGCATAACCGCGATCAATCAGCTTGTTCGCCTCATCTTCGCGCACAGCGTGATCTTCACCGGCAAGCATAATCCCGACTGAACCCGCTTGGCAGTCTTTGATGGTTGTGATTTTAATCAATTTATTTGGCATTTTTCTTTGTGTTCCGCTTTACTAGGCTTGACGCTGACTTCTTTGTTAGGCCGATTGCCCTATCAGTGATGCCTTGTTTCTCTTCGTAAACCTCGACCTTGCCAGTATTGACCAGATCAAGCCCCACATTATCAGTCACTTCGACAATATCGCCAACAACGTGCGCTTTGCCGCCGATTAGAATATTGCGCTTGCATTTGATTTTCATATTAGACCCCTATGGGAAAGACAGGGCGACTTGCGCCGCCCCGTCAGTTTATTTAGGCATCGATATCGAGACACGCAGCAAATGACTGGGCGTGTCTGACGGCCAAATCCATTTCCTGCATCACGCGGATGCGAATACTTCCAGTCGATCCACCAGTGAAAGGGTCGATTAGAATATCTGGTGTGCTGAAGAAGCCCATCATTAGCTGGCTGAAGTCACCATAGATCAATGCACTAGCAGTTGTCAGTGTGCCTTTTGTGAGGTCTGACGGTACATTGTTGGTCACGGCAAGATCGTAACCATAAAGGCTGTTCCAAGGCGCATCAAGAAGCATAACACTGTCAGTTGACGCAACCTTTGAAGTTGAAGCCATATGCGACTTAACTTTCGGATTGGTCAAAAACGCAAGTGTGTTTGCGTTGATTGCAGCGTTGTCAACTTCAACTTCTTTCACCAAATCGGTGATTGCCTGCCAAGTCAGATCGCCACCGTTGGTTCCGATTGCGACTGAACCGATACCGGCTGTGCCGGTGATGCCGGTTGGCTCGTTAGACCCGCCGCCTTCGATTGCAACATCTTCGATTTTCTGTGCAATTGCATTCAAAAGATCATCGCGCACAATTTGTTCTGCACTTGGATCGCTTTGAATAGTTAGCAATCTGGAAATATCTGTAAATGCGCCAAGGCTGCGAGGGGTCATTGTAAGTTGTGAGAAAACAGCGTTGACTTCAGATGTTGCGCCATTCTCAGCAACGAAACCGGCTGAAACGCCAGTTGCAAGCTTTGGAATAGCAACGTCACCTTTTAGGCCAGTCAAGAAACGTGCGCCAAGTTCATTGAATACTAAGCGTGAACGCAGGGCATCAACAAACTGATCGCCAAGATGATCTGTGCCGACCAAGTGGCCACCGGCTGTAGCTGTGCCAGCGGTTAGGTCACGGCGACCACCCCAGAACGAATCTGGTGCATAGAAACCGCGTGCTTCACGACCTTGACGCTTTGCAATTTCTTCAGAAACTTCACGCTCAAGACCCTGCAAGCCAGAACCGTTTACTAGGCCACGAACAGCTTTCATAAATGAATATGAACGCTCTTCTTTAGCTGACATATCAACCGCACCGGCTGACTGCTCAAGTGGCTTGCCTTCGCCAATGGCATCAAGCAATGTTGCGCGGAATTGTGCAACAGATTGACCAGCACCAATAGCTTGATCGGCTAGGTCACGGCGGTTGTGTTTAACAGCAAGATTGATGATCTCGCTGGCATTCTTTTGGAAATCGCGCTTGGCTGCTTCGGCGGCTGCCTCACGGATTTCATCGTGATTTACTTCAGTCATAACTTTTTCCTTTGACTTGATAGTAGGTTCGACAAAATTAGCATTGCGATTAACGCCAACTCCGGCATCTGCCGGAACTGAAACAATGCTGGCTTCGTATGGCACCCAAGATGAAATGCCGACCGTCCCGTCAGCCCTCTTGTCTTCCATTTCGCGGATTTGATAGCCGATGCTGACATTGCTTCGGATACCGTCCTTGACATCTTGATAAACTTCTTGAGCCAGCGCACTTTTTCCAAAGCGAACCACAGAACGCAACTTGCGATCTGATTGATCCAAATAAGTTCTTTCAATAACGCCAATCTGCTTTGTCAGGTCGTGATCTAACAACAACGGTGCGTGACCGCTGCCCAACCGTGACAAATCTACTGCGCCATCATTGTGACGCAAAACTTCATAACCGAAAGAACGCTCAACGGGTTCTTCGCTTGAAATCGACATTCTGACGCGGCGATCATCTTCTTCAACCATATCCGCAGCACGCGACCGAAATACCAGTTCGCCGCGATCAAGCCGGTCATCATCTTTATATCCAGCGGTTTCAACAACCGGCGGTGTCGTATCTGACTTGCCAAACGTAATGGTCACGGTTTCGTCAGTCTCGACAATATCTTGAATATGTCTATCCATTGTCTTTACCTCGCTTGTGCTAAGATACCGCAGATCATTGATCTTGGTCAATGTGCTAAACTTGTGACCCACAAGGCGATCTGTGCCTTCATAGCCTTCATC